GCCTCTACAGTTAACGGTGAGATTGTTCATGTTAATAAACCTACCGCACTAACTTCAGCAAATCAAACTAATTACTTTAGTGACTACGCATATGATCTTTTGTTCAATGCGTCAATGATTGAGGCTATGTTATTCATGAAGAACTATTCACAAGTAGGGACTTATCAAAATGTCTACAATCAAATCTTGGATTTGCAAAGGAACCAAGCTCGTCGTACAAGGCGCGACGACATGCAGTCACCTTTTTCTCCGGCTGGTGGCGACAATACAATCATTCCTAATGCGAATTAAAAAGTTTATCGGGAGAAAATAAATGGCTGTTACTGCAAAAATTGCTCGTGAAATTATTAAGTTTGCCGGTTCAAAGGGTAGAGGTGAAGCCGTAAAGAAGTACGGAGATGAAGCTGTTAAGGATGCTAAAAAGCAAATGCAGCGTGATGCACGTGAAGCTTATAAAAAGAAGGAACGTGCAAAAAAGAAAGGTGCTTCAGCCCCAAGGAAAACACCTACTGGTACACGCAAAGCACGTAAAGTTTCACCTAAAACTTCAAAAGCTGAAGCTCGTGAAGAACTTGGAAAAGGTATGCGTGGTCGCCCTGAAGATGCAGAGACAACAGTTATGGGTTCACGTGAACGAGGTAAGGTTGTTAAGAAAGAAGATATGACTCGCAAACGTGCACGTGATATGATTTCTAAACAAGAGAATGAAACAGGTGAAGAGTTTATGCGTCGTATGGGGCGTGAAGCTGAACAGGGTGGTGTAGGTACTGGCCGTAAGTTTAGTGAAGGTGATCCCGGTTACGCTCGTGAGCAGATTGATTCTATGATGCGTGGTGAATATGGTTCACCTGAAGAAACAACTAAAGATGTTCTTGAAATGATGGGAGAAAGTATTGGTCGTCGCAAGAAAGGTGGCAAGGTAGCTAAAAAGAAATCTTCAGCTAAACCCCGTGGTGTTGGCATGGCTCTTCGTGGCTATGGCCGTGCGATGAAGGGTTAAACTAATGAGCTTTCTTAAACTTCTTGCACAAAAAGCCAGTGAAAATCCTGAAGAGTTTATTAAACAAGCCAAAAAAGATAAAAACTTTAGTGGTGAACTAACTATTGGTTCTTCTTCGGGAGATAGAGGTTTTAATATTGGAGGCGGTTATAATACTGGCAAACTTAAAAAAGGCGGTAAAGTAGCTAAGAAAAAATCTTTAAGTAAACCCCGTGGTGTTGGAATAGCTCTTCGTGGTTATGGCAGAGCAATGAAAGGTACAAAGTAATGAAAAAGACAAAACGTAATTATGCAAAGGGTGGACTTCTTTCTTACCTTTCACCTGCATATGCTTATTCAAAAGGTGGTGCTGAAAATGTATTGTCCGCATTTAGTCCTGCTTATATGATTGGTAAAAAACTTTCTAAGTCAGGTGAAAAAGAACCTGAAGTTATTAACATGACTAAAAGTAAAGACTTTAAAATTGGTGATGAATTTAATACAACTGGTAAGTTTAAGCATGGTGGTAAACTAGATAAGCCTCGTGGTTGTGGTGCTGCACTACGTGGTTACGGTAAAGAAATGAAAGGTTCAAAGTAATGTCAAAAGCTAAAATTGTAAAAGAACTTCTGGGTGTAGGTGTAGGAGTTTCTGGTAAGACTGCTAAAAAAGCAAAAAGAAAAGCTGCTCAAGACGATCAAATGGCTAGAGCAGGTAAACGATACCGTTCTAGATCAGTTGAGCCAAAGGGAAGTACAGCAAGTACAACTACAACTTCAAGAACAAATACTCCTAAAGAAAATGAATTTCAAAAACTTTCGCGTGAATATGATGGTTTAAAAAAGTCTGCTAAACGAGCAGAGGTTGCAAAGGGATCAGACAGTAAATACTATAAAGTTATTCAAGAAAGAAAACCTAAAAGACAAAGACCTAATCTTAGTGAAGTTGAAATTGATACGTCAAATTTTGGTGATGTAAGCAAAGCTGGTCGGTTGTCTAGAGGCGGTTTAACAAAAAATGCCAAACCTAAACCAAAGCCAACACCTCCTGAAGATATGGGGGCAGTAGCTCGTGGCAATCGCATGTCTAAAATGGAAGCTGGTGCTAAAAAAGCTATGGGACGTAAAGCTGGTGGCTCTATGAAAAAGAAAGGCTATAAAGCAGGTACTGGTAAAAGTACAGTTGCAAAACCACGTGGTGTCGGCTGTGCAATGCGTGGCTATGGAAAGGCAATGGGTTAGTAATGCCTCTTAAAAAAGGCACTAGTAAAAAAACAATTAGTGCAAACATTCGTAAGTTAAAGAAGGAAGGGTATCCTAAAAAACAACGAGTGGCAATTGCACTAAGCAGTGCGGGTAAGAGTAAACCAAAAGGAAAGAAACGTGGCAGGGTATACAAAACCAAAACTGCGTGAGCGGATTAAAAATGAAGTAATGGCAAGTAGCAAGGGCGGTAAGTCTGGTCAGTGGTCAGCACGTAAAGCCCAGCTACTTGCACAGCGTTACAAAGCTGCAGGTGGTGGTTATACTGGTGGTAAGTCTAAAACACAAAAGTCTCTTTCATCTTGGACCAAACAAAAGTGGCGTACCAAATCTGGTAAGCCTTCAACTCAAGGACCAAAAGCAACTGGTGAACGGTATCTTCCTGAAAAGGCAATTAAGAAATTAAGTTCTTCAGAATATGCTGCAACGACTAAGGCAAAACGGGCTGGTACTAAAAAGGGTAAACAGTTTGTAAAGCAACCAAAGACTGTAGCAAAGAAAGTAAAGCCATACAGGAGAAAAGCATAATGGCTCTTAGTGATTCAGAAAAGGCAAAGCTAAAGCGTTATGGTTTGTCAGGTCTTAATAAACCAAAGAAGACACCAAGCCATCCTACAAAGAAAGGCGTAGTAGCCGTTCGTACAGGTTCTGGCAATGTAAAGGTAATGCGCTTTGGTGCACAGAGCATGGGCCACAATTATTCTCCTGAAGCACGTAAGTCATTTAAGTCACGCCATGCAAAGAACATTGCACGTGGTAAGGAAAGTCCTGCATACTGGGCAGATAAGTTTTTTTGGGCTGGTCCGGGTGGATCAAAAAAAATGCCACCTAAGTCACAGAAACTAGTTCGTGGTATTAAACGTAGAGGAAAGTAAGATGGCAATGGGAAGATCAAGCATGGCCCAGCAGGTTTCAAAACCCGGAACCAAAAAGAAACCAAAGAAAGGAAAACGTAATGGCAAAGGTAATTGAGTATACTTCAAAGTTTTATGTTGGTGCCTTCAATGATCCAAAGGATGTCTTTGAGTCAACTGGCAAACCAACTGGTCAGGGCTTTGGTGCAGCACGTAAAGGCCCACAGGTAACTGGCAAAGAAGTAAATCTAAAAGACAACTCTTCTGAATAAGAAAGTTTAACCTATGGCAACGTCAGGAACATTTAACTTCTCATTAGATATTGACGAAGTTATTCAAGAAGCAACTGAGATGATTGGCGGTGAAGAGACACTAGGTCATGAGCCTAAGTCTGCTCGTCGTTCAATTAATCTGTTGCTACAAGATTGGCAAAACCGTGGCGTTTTGCTATGGACTGCTGATACTACAACAGTTTCAGTATCCACTAGCGTAACAGCATATGATTTAGGTTCAACAGTTGTTGATGTTCTTGAGACAGTTGTCAATAGAGATAATACTGATTTGCAACTTGAACGTATTTCAATGGAAGAGTATTTGCGTCTTCCACGTAAGGGACAGACAGGCAGACCCTCACAATATGCAGTTCGTAGAGGACAGGCAGGAGTAACAGTTTATCTATGGCCTATTCCTGAAAATACAACTGATCTTCTTAAATTTGAAAAAGTGAGTTACATGGAAGATGTTAATAAATCTGCAATACAAACTGCCGATATTTCCAGAAGGTTTTTACCATGTCTTACCGCTGGTTTGGCATATCAGTTATCTATGAAGCGTCCCGGTGTTGAAGGTGGTCGTATTCAGTTTCTTAAAGAAGAGTATGAAGAACGTCTTGCGAGGGCAATGTCAGAAGATCGTGAAAGGGCAAGTTATTATTTGAAACCACGATTAAATAGAGTATAATATGGCTAGTAACAAAAGGGCAATTGCCATATGCGATACATGTGGATTTCAGTATCCACAT